CAATCACCGGGTCTTTTAACTTTGGTGACGCACAATCAGAGGCCGCTGGCAACGCTGCCAATGTTAAAACAGCACTTCAAAAGCAGGCTGATGCTCAAGCCAAAGTTAATAAAGCACAGGCTGATTTCAATTACTTTGGGCGTGAGGACTATGCAGCGATATTGGCTGAGGCTATGGCTGAGTTAGCAATAGCCACTGGCGAAGTTACGGCTGCACAAGCCAAACCAATGACTTTCTTTGACGCACTAGATAAGCAAGCCCAAAAGGCTAAAGACTTTGGTGTCTTGGTGAACAGGCTTATTGCTGCTGGGCTTTCAGAGACTGCGCTGTCGCAAGTCTTGGCCGCTGGTGTAGATGGCGGTACTGCCATCGCTGAGGAAATCCTTGGCTCTGCTGATGGTGTTCTCAAAGCCAACACGCTGACACAAGCAATGACTGACCTTGCAGACCAGATGGGCAAGCGAGCAGCCGCAAAGTATTACGGCGCTGGTGTCTCATCAGCCACTCAGTTTTTGAAAGGTATTAACGACACAATCAAAACTGTTGAAGTTGTGCTGGCTAATCCCAACCTTGACCAATTCGATGTCATTAACGCTGCTGTTGGGGCTATGACACCTGAGGCCATCCTTGACTTACAAACAGAAATTTCCCGTTACCTTCAAGGCGCAAATTTGGGTATGGGAACTCCAATGGCAGAGGGCGGCATCGTAACTCGTGCTACCAGTATCGTTGCCGGGGAAGCGGGTGCAGAAGCAATAATTCCTCTCGACCGCATGAGCGAGTTTGGCATGGGTGGCGGCAATAATGTCACAATCAATGTCAATGGTGGCGACCCACAAGCAGTGGTAGATGCCCTACGCCGTTATATGCAACTAAACGGTTCGGTACCCATCAGGGTTAGCGCCTAATGCCGTACACAACACCAACAGTAAGTTATGCCGAGTCTAACGACCTTGGTGTTTCTTACACTGCACTAACAGGTATCCAATCAATATCTATAAGCCGAGGCCGTCAGCGTTTCCAAGACAACTTTCCCCAATCAAGTTGCACAATAGAATTAATCCCAGCAACTAGTTACGCATTGCCTCTCGCTGTGGGTCAAGTTATAGATGTGCGAGATGCCAACGACGCAGATTCTCCTGCCTATTTTGTCGGCATCATATCCGACATCAATCGCCAATATCAGTTTCCCTACGACACTGTTAGCGGCTACGCACCAGCAGACCGGATAACTATTACTGCCACTGGCCCTACTGGTGCTTTAGGAAAACAATCGCTATCTAACTATTCGTTTCCAAGTCAGTTAGTAGATACAACAGTTTTTGATTTTGCCCTGTCTTTTAATGTAAGTGCATTTACTTACATTCCCAGCACTGTTTCTAGTACCGGACAAACATTTACTGGCGGCACTTTAGATTTAACAAACACACTGCTACGCACACAACAGTATTTAATTGACGATGTGGACAACAATAGAGTTGGCGATACTTTTTTTCCCCCCCTTACAAGCACTGTCACTACTTTTCCTGCTGGGCAAGGAAATGTGAACTACACCTTCTCAGATGCAGGCACTGTCGGAGCGTTCAAGTTTTCTAATTTGCAGTATTCAAGTTCCGTACAAAACACATTCAAACAAGTCCAAGTGGTTTCACCCGGTAATGCAACCCAAAGCGCCACAAGTGGAACAGCCCCATACAACACGCTCGTGTACGACACTTACGCCCTTGACGCAACACAGGCTTTAAACCTTGCCAACTTTATACTTTCTACGAAATCGATTGATATTGCATCGCCGTATTCAATTTCTACAAACACTAATTTAAGTGACAACTGCACTGATATCAGCAAACTTTCAAACCTTAATGATTTGTCTGCTGGCAATTTAGCGATGAATTTGGGGGCTTCGGTCACAATTATTTTTAGAGGGACCACTGCAACTGCCCAGATTCAAGGCATTAACACAACCTTCTACATTGATCATGCTGCCGTTCAGTTGTATCTTTCGCCGTCACTTGGCACAGCCTTTACGCTTGATTCTGAGGCTTTTGGCATTCTTGGTGGTACGGGGATTATTTACAATACGCCTATGGACTACAACGAGGCAGGCTATGTTTACAATGATGACACTGCAGATAACGGCAACAGATTAGGATACCCATAATGGCTATTACATACCCCACAACGCTTGATGTGTTTACAAACCCGACCAGCACTAGCCTGCTGACTTCGCCTAATCATGCCCAGCAGCACTCGGATATTAACGATGCTGTGGAGGCGCTTGAGGCGAAGGTTGCTATCGGCAACACCGTTCTAGGCACCTACACGGCTTTTACGCCGACTTTTGCAGGGGTGACGGTAGGTAACGGCACATTTGTAACCAGATACGCCCGTGTTAATAACTTTGTGCACTATGTGGGCTACTTTACTTTAGGGACAACAAGTGCAGTGACGGGAACCGTGAACATTGACTTGCCTATTTCATGTTCCTCTACCTATTCTGGCCTTAATGGTGTACCAATGGGTGAATTAAATTTGTTTGACACTTCTGCCAGCACTTGGTATCGGGGCGCTGTCTTTAGTATCGGAAGCACAACGACGGTACGCACAAGAATTTACTCAGTGTCAGGCACACAAATTATTGAAAACACATCGGCAAACGCCACAACGCCTTTCACTTGGGCAACAGGCGACCAATTTTTATGGAACATGACTTATCAGGCAGCATGATGAATTTATTAGCAGACCACGAAACCACAGCCCCCGACGAATGGCTCATCGAACGCATGAGACAACGCCGTGACGCGCTACTCATCGCGTCAGATTGGGCCATGCTTACAGACGCACCAACCGACAAAACCGCATGGGGCGACTACCGCCAAGCCCTCAGGGACTTCCCCGCAACATGGGAACCAGCGCCAACCGTTACATTCCCAGAAAGGCCATAGATCATGGCAATCTCGCCCAACGACACTTTCCTTGCTGGACAAGTGCTAACCGCTCAAGAATGTAATCAGTTTCCACGTGGCATAGTCGCTTTCGCACAATCCACCGCCAACGATGCAACAATCACCGCCGAAGAAATACAACTAACAGCCAGCACTTTCACAGCCGTAGCGAACCGCTACTACCGCATCACCTACTACGAACCACAAGTGACAACACCAGCGACAGCAGGCGCATTTGTTACCAGCGCTATTAGATTGACCAACCTTGCAGGCACTAGATACCAGTTAGGCATCATGCAAAACGCACCAGCAACAGCCGTGTCATTCTCAATGAACACCGTTTGGGTTGGGACATTAACAGCAGGAAGCACAGTCATTGTTGCCAGTCTCGCTTGTTCCTCAGGCACAGCAACAGCAACCCGAAGCGCAACAGCGCCGGGACAAATAACGATTGAGGACATTGGCCCAGCATGATGCGTAAAAGCCTGATTCTATTGGTGATTTGTGCATCTCTCACAGCCTGCGCAGACCGTGAACGCCTTAACTGCCCACCAACTAAAAACAAAGCCCTTTCGAGCGTCACTAACACCATCTCACCCGACACAACCACAGCCCCACGATACGCAACAGGAGCAAAATGCCGATGAAACCAGACAACAGACACAGCAATGAAGAAATTAAAGCCCGAATCGTCATGATTGTGGCCATTGGCCTAACGCTTTCATTTGTAGGTTCAGTGTTTACAATCCTTTACGGCCTGCTCTTTGTGACTCAGCCTGAAAAAATGGCCGAACTAGATGCTGCCCAAATATCAGTGCTTAGCAGTATGTTGCTTACATTGTCCGGCGGCCTTATTGGCTTGCTGGCAGGCAACGGCCTCAAAGATAAACCGAAAGACCCCCAATGAAAACAACCGTTTACACAGTAGGGGCTGTTACACCAGTGCTAATTCACAGCACCAGTTTTGGCAGCCAAACCATCTACATCCAAGCCACCACACACGACATCCACATCGGCGGCTCTAATGTGTCAGCCACCGACGGACTAGACGAACCTAAAAACGGATTTCAACAGATATTCATGGATGAACAAGAAAAACTTTACGCCATTGCCAGCACAGGAACGGCAACAGTTAAAGTGCTGTCCCCATCAAACTCATAATGGCTGTCAGACCGTACAGGTACTACCCAGCATGGGATGGCAAAACCACCCAGCCGATCACAGCCAAGTGCCTAGAGTTATGCCAAAAGCGCTGGAAGGTCACCAACCTTGGCACCTATGTCAATCGCCCTATGCGAGACAAACCCAATCTGAGCACCCATGCCACGGGCTACGCCATGGATATCGGGCACAGTGACATCAAAGTGCTTGAAGCCATCTGGACATTCTTTGTCACAAACTCCCTAACCTTAAAAGTTCAGGAAGTGCATTTCTACAAGATGCCCGGCACGAAGTATGGTGCTGGCTATCGTTGCTCTCGTGGTGAAGGCATGGCAGGGGTCGTTAAGTACAAAACCAAAGAGGAAAGTGCTGGCACAGGTGGGATGTGGATACATTTGGAACTGGAAAAGCAAGATTTGGAACATTTTGAGGCTGAATACAGAAGGTTAAAGCCAGCCTGACAAGGACTCCCAGCCACTGTTTGAGCGGTGCTGGGGCTAGGTGGGGGACAGTAGTTTGTTTCCATTGGCGAAATCCCCCACCGACTTCTCAAAATGTGTATAGTGATTCATAGCCACTCAAAGGGCTTAAACAAAGGAAACACCATGACAGACCAACCGTCACTATTCGATGTGCCACTGGCCATTGCACTTGCTGAAGAATCCATCGAGCGTGTCGGCTTAAACGCTGATCAACTGTGGTCAATAGAAGCCCTCAAAATTGTTGGGATGTTATCCATCGAGCGTCACGACTTCACCACAGATGATATTTGGCAATGGATGAACGACCTGCACCCAACACTTACAACCCACGAGCCACGAGCCATGGGTGCTGTGATGCGTAAAGCCTCAGCAGAGCGCTTGTGCGCCCCTACAGAGCGTTACAGCAAGTCAATGCGACCAGAGTGCCACCGACGCCCTATTCGTGTCTGGCAGGGCCTTTAATGACTGACACACAGTTTATTTACAGTTTCATAATGGGTTGGGTCTCATGCTGGCTATGGCTCAAAATGATGGCAAACCGACCATGATTCCCACATGGGGCTATATCGCCCTAAGGTCTAAAGATAAGAAAACCATGGTGCAAGTCTTTACGGACTTGTCCACAGGCCTGATTGTTTACACCCAAGTCTGCCAACGGGCAGAATCTTGGCATTCATGGGGGCCGCCTATAGAAGTTGAGAGAGTTGATTAAGAAACTCATGGCACTAACGCTTATCCTCGCCCTATCCACCCCAGCCCACGCAAGTGCGGCTTCTGATTCCCATGCCAAATACAAAGGTGTACTGCCTGACGCTTACTACGATCAGTTAGCCCGGTGCGAAACTGGTGGCAACTGGCAACACTCCACAAAGTCTTACACAGGTGGTCTTGGCATTCATCGCCAAACATGGCGCACATGGTCAGATACTTTGAGCGCTAAAGGGCGCACGCCCGTCGAGCAAGTTAAGGTTGCTGACGCCATCGCATTTAAAAGCCATATAAACCCTGACGGCCGCAAGATATGGCGTGTTGGGCCGTGGGGCTGGGGCTGTCTTAAAGGACAAAAGCACCTGCAAAGTTTCATCTGCCAATCCCGTCACAAGGATGTGCAAAGATGGAAACGCAACTGCAATTAACAAAGGAAAACCAATGGAAACTTCAACCGGCGAACTCATCGCCAAACTAACCAACCTAAGCCACAATCTGGCGCTGGAACTTCGTTTCAAAGAATCAAGCCTTGTGCTAGAGGCTGTGGGCGCTCTTTATGCCATACCATCGTTGGGCGAAAAGTTAAGAGATTCATGGCACCCATCACTTAACACCAGTGGGCCATCGAAAGGCTTGAATTACTTGAGCACAGTGAAGTTGGCTGACGATGAGTGAGTACACCCACAATGATGATGTCGCTGACATGATCTACGCCAAAGAGCAAGAAATTAAACTGCTCAAAGAGGCGCTTCAGCGCATCGAGACAGAGTTAAACCGCATAACAAACGAGTACAGCCGTGGCCTTTGATCTCTCGGACTATGAGCCCGTAGCCAGCCGCCTAGACAGGTTCCTAAAAGCACACCCTGACGCTCGTGTTATTACTGACCTAGTGCACTACCTATCAGACATTGCTGTGTTCAAAGCGGAACTGTGGCTCGATGGTGAAATTATTGCTACTGGCTGGGCAGAAGAAATCCGTGGCCAAGGCAATGTAAACAAGACCAGCCATCTTGAGAACTGTGAAACAGGTGCTGTGGGTCGTGCATTAGCCAATGCCGGACTATCAGGCAGCGACTTCACCAAGCGCCCTAGCCGTGAAGAAATGGGCAAGGTACAACGGATGCAAGGTGACACGACAGTTACCGAGTTTAGCAATCTCGCAAGCGATAAGCAGCAGAACATGATCAGGGCTGTCTGTAAGTCAATGGGCAAAGTGCCACCAGCGAACCTTCAGGCCATGACGAAACGAGAGGCCAGTGCCTACATTGACAGTCTCAAAGCAGGCGAACAGCCAGCGCCACAGTACGACACGCCAGAAGAACCGTTTTGATTAGCGAAGCGTCATTTCTACAGCAAGTAAAAGCCTTGGCGTACATACATGGTTGGGACTGCCACCACGCACAGCCCAGCATGACACGCACCGGGCGATACATCACCACAGGCGCTGCAGGCTTCCCAGACCTTGTACTGGCCCACAAAATTAAAGGCCTAATCTTTGCTGAGTTAAAGACCGCTAAAGGCAAGACCTCAATAGCACAAGAGCATTGGCTAACTATCTTGCACCCCCACGCTGAGTGCTACATCTGGCGACCTGAGGACTTAGTAGCAATAGAACAGCGCTTAGCATCATGCTGATCGTGGCGTGGTATGTCCTGCTACTGTCGCTGGGCATCGCCATCATTCAAGGCATACGCAAGTAACTATCGCTTACAACTGAATACGACCAAGGGCCACATAGGGGATTGCACTCTGTTGGTATGCACACTACGGAAGTAGGGTCGAGCAGTGCGCCCAGCCTCATGTGATGACTCAAGTGAAGTGATGCTGGTATCAGTCACTGTGCAGCGTTCCCTAACGACACAAAAGGCGATTGGTGTTCCACCCTAAACAGTCCGGCAGCCAACAGCACACCGCTGTGAAATGTGGGGGGCACAAACCCAAGACCTGAGTAGCACACAAGAGAGCAACCGCAGCGAAGCAAGGGCGGTAGTAACATCAGGCTCATGACATCCCCATACAACGACCCCATCTACAAAGCCAACCGCAAACAAATCCTTAGCGACGGCAAAGCAACCATCTGTGCCCTATGCGGCAAAGCAGGAGCCAACACAGCCGACCACATCATCAGTTTGATGCATGGTGGTGACAACAGCATTGACAATCTCCAGCCTGCACATCAGTCATGCAACTCACGCAAAGGCGCAACACAACAGAACAAAAGAGCAGCCGCAAACGCACAAGCACGACAAACAACACAAAACACCCCCAAAACAGACTTTTTTACCGACAAACCAGCAACCCCGACCCTTATTTCTTCCATCTTTTTAGAGAACCAGAGCGAACTGGCGGTAACTGGCGAGAACCATGATCATGATTGGCGTATTGGCAGGGAACAGCCCAGATTGGAAAGTGTGGGGGTTGGGGCCGAGTCTTATGGGCCTTTGGTTGCTCGATGGGCTGAGCGTCATATGCAGATGACTTTGATGCCGTGGCAGGTTCATGCGTTGTCTGGGCAGTTGGCTCATGATGGTGATGGTGTTTTGCAGTTCCGTGAGTCTCTTGTTAGTACGGCTCGTCAGAATGGTAAGAGCGTTGCATTACAGGCGCTTATTGGGTGGTGGATGACTGAGGGTGCTGTTATTCGTAAGGGGCCACAGTCTGTGATGTCGGTTGCTAACAAACTTGATCGTGCAGAGGCCATATTTCCGTTATTGGCAAATATTCTTTGTGAATCTTTTGGGGGAAAGAAACTTGCTGCCATTGGGCGTAAAAGTGTTGAGATGCCGGATGGTTCTCGCTGGGAAATCAGGGCTGCCACTAAAAGCCTTCATGGTGGGTCTCATGATCTAATTGTGTGCGATGAGTTATTCGACATAGATGCAGAAGTTGTGGATTCAGCGCTTCGCCCCAGCCAGATTGCTCGAAAGTCCCCTTTGCTTTCTATGTGGAGTACAGCAGGAGACCAAAACAGTGAAACCATGATCAAGTTGCGCCAGCAGGCCATGGCTGACATAGATAAAGGCCTTCCTAGTCTGTTTTACTTTGCTGAATGGTCAATGCCGGGGCATCTGTCGCCATTGGATGAAAAAAACTATTGCTGGGCAAACCCATCTTTGGGTACGACTATTACGATTGAGGCCCTTCGAGCAGTATCTAAAAAAGACAGTTTCATGCGTGCCCATCTAAATCAGTGGATTACGGCTAGGGGGGCATGGCTGGATTTGGGTGTCTGGGAGAAGAACCAAACCGATATTCCTATGCCTGATGGTGGGTTTCTATCTGTGGATAGTTCTGTGGATGACGCTCGATATGTTGGCGTCAGGGCTGCCGAAGTAGATGGCAAAGTCATTGTGCAAACAGAGTTTGTGACCGAAACTGAAGCAGATATGTGGGCTGCCATTGCTCGTGTTATGGAACATCCAGAGGTGCAACTGCTCATAACGCCAACGCTCGATATCCATGTGCCTTTGTCTTTGCGTAGGCGCACCACAATCACTGGCTATGCAGAACTAACTAAATACACAACTTTGGTGCGCTCGATGATTCATGAAGGCAATGTAAAACACCACGGCGAAACCCTTTTGGCTGATCATTGTGGCAGGGCCGTACTTGTCAAAACCCCTTCCGGGGCTGTGGTCAGCAGCCAACGCTCTCCGGGCCCAATCGAATTGTGCCGTGTAATGATCTGGGCTGTGGCACAAGTTTCTAAACCAAAACAAAAGACAAAGCCCATGATGGTCATCGTGGGTGGCTAAACTATCGGCGGTGTTGCTCTGGGCGTTGTCGGGATGAGCAGGGCAATACCACAATTCTCAATCTGAAAGTGGCATACTTCCATCATGGCTCTGTTCGATAAAAAAGTTACCAAAGCCGCTATCAGTCCTATGCCTGATGTTCAGGCTGCTGTCGGGTATGGCGGTGCCAATATGATTGGTGACTTCTGGGCCTATCAGCAGGGCGAAGCCAGAGCAGCCGCTATGCAAGTAGCCACCATTTCTAGGGCTCGTGATTTGAGCGCTTCAGTTCTTGCATCCATGCCACTTAAAATGTATGGCGAACGCTGGAACGAAGAAGAAGGCGAAATGGAAGAAATACCATTGGCACCTCGATCATGGCTACGCCAACCAGACCCAACAGTTACTTATCCATTTCTTATGGCATGGACATTTGATGACCTTCTCCATTATGGAAAAGCGTACTGGTACATCACAGCCAGAACTCAAGATGGTTTCCCCTCAGCGTTTACACGCATTCCTGCTGGCTCAGTAACTACGCCAGATGTTCCGGGCAACATCCCTTTCGGCCCTTCTAAAGAAGTTATGTTTGCTGGCAACTTCCTCAAAACTGATGATGTTGTGCAATTCCTTTGCCCTATTGAAGGCATTGTTTACAACGGACAGCAAACCATTTCGACAGCGCTGGCAATCGGTGAGGCTCGTAAACGCAATGCCTCATCTGCTATCCCTGCTGGAATTTTGAAGCAAACAGGTGGCGAACCGTTGTCAGGGCAAGAACTTGCTGATCTGGCTGCACAATTCAACACTGCACGAGCAACCAACCAAACTGCTGCACTTAATGAGTTCCTCAGTTACGAAGCGACAACAGCATCACCAGACAAAATGCTGCTTATCGAATCAGCCAATTATTCAGCACTTGAGGCTGCTCGTTTGTGTTCAGTTCCCCCCTATTTAGTGGGCGTTTCTACTGGTGCATATAGTTATCAGTCCTCTGAACAGGCTCGTGCTGACCTATATATCTTCGGGGTGCAACCATACGCTCAGTGCATCGCATCCACATTGAGCATGAACAATGTTCTTCCAAGAGGCACTTATGTCAAATTTGACACCGATGATTTCTTGATAGAAAACCAAATGGCAGACTCAATGGATGAAAACCAACCAGAAGAAAACACACAGGAAGAATTAGCAGAATGAAACTTAACCTCTCAGCAGGCTTTGCCATTGACCTAGAAGCAGCGGCTGGCGATGCGCCAACCCGTCAAATCTCTGGTATTGCAGTGCCTTACAATGTGCCAGCCACAGTGTCTGACGGCACCAAAGTGCAGTTCGCTGCTGGCTCTCTGCCAGTAGATGGCAAAGCACCCAAAATGTTTATGTACCACAACAGTTCAATGCCAGTCGGATTGGTCACTTCTCGAAAAGAAACCAAAGATGGCATGACCTTCGTGGCATCCATTGTGGACACCCAAGCCGGTACAGATGCCCTGACCATGGCTTCAGCCGGGGTGCTTGATTCCGTGTCAGTTGGCGTAAATGTGCTCGAAAGTTACAACGATAAGAACGGCACCATGATCGTTACGGCAGCCGATTGGTTAGAACTCTCGCTGGTGCCTATCCCGGCATTTTCGGGCGCACTCGTAGAATCCGTGTTTGCGTCAAATGAATCTGTTACCATTCCAGAAGAACAGGCACCCGATGAGTCTGAAGAAACCGAACCACAGGAGAATCCAGTGTCAGAACCAATCATCGAAGCCTCAGCACCTGAGTCAATTCCAACTTCACCTTTGTATGCACAAGCAGCACGAGAGTTCACACTGCCTTCAGCAGGTGAGTTCATGGCAGCACTTCATTCTGGTGGCCAGACTTTTGCAAACATGAACAAAGCAGTTGCTGATTACACAGCATCAAAGCGCACAAACATTCAAGCAGCCGCCGGTGATGTTCTTACCACTGACACACCGGGTCTCTTGCCAGTCCCCGTGTTGGGCCCACTTGTGCAAGACCTCAATTTTCTCCGCCCTGTCGTAGAAGCATTGGGAGTTCGTGCATACCCAGACGCTGGACAGCAAAAGACATTTGTGCGCCCAACCATCACAACTCATACTTCAGTTGCGACTCAATCAACAGAACTCTCAGCAGTATCTGCAACGACCATGGTTATTGCCGCAAACTCAGTAACTAAAACCACACTTGCTGGTCAGGTCACATTGAGCGCACAAGACATTTCGTTCACGAGCCCTGCAGCAATGCAGTTGATCTTGAATGACCTTATGGGTGAATACATGATCGCTTCTGACAACCTTGCAGCAGACAACTTGCTTACAGCAGCAACATCATCTGGTGTTTGGGACTTGTCAGTAACTGACCTTTACAAGTCAATCTTTGACGCAGCGAACGACATTTCAGCCAACCGCAACTGGCTTCCAACCCATCTTTTCTGCAGCGTCGATGTATGGGCGCAACTTGGGCAATTGGTGGACACAACGGGCAGAGCAATTTTTCCTCTCATTGCGAATGGTCTAAGCGGTTACAACGCTGCTGGTTCACAGTCAGCAACATCATGGAACGGAAACCCACTTGGTTTGCAACTTGTCGTAGATAGCAACTTTGCTGCAAAGACAATGATTGTCACACGAGTAGGCCAAGGCCAAGGCGATGCTTTCGAGTATTATGAGGCACCTCAATCTTTGATGAGTTTCGAAAACCCATCAGTTTTGGGCAGGACAATGAGTTTCCATGGTTTCGTTTCAACCTTCGCAAGTATCCCCGGCATGATTCGCAAAATCACTCAGGCTTAGTCCGAAAGGCGGCTACCGCCGATGGCTACATACGAGATTATTTTCAACCAACGCATAGACAACTATGCAGTGGTTCAAACTCTCACAGACAACGATGTTG